AGCAACAGGTAGATTACTTGGTTGTTGGTACTTAGATACTGGCTTGTTACCCATCTGAATATCCTCTCCTAGGTTATAAGTATCAGGTTCTGGAACATTAGGTAATCCACGTTTAGCAATTACATCTTCTGCATACTTACGTGAAGCATCAGCTTCCAGTTGTTGTGCTGTCTTGTTCTCTATATGACTAGCAATATCAGCCTTAGCTTTCTCTGCATTCTTAATCAGTTCTTTTACTGTGTTAGATGTAGCTTTTACTCCGTCTGTACTAAATCTTGAACGTAATATAGCATCATCAATATTAGTTAGCATCTTTCTTACAGCGAACTGTGTTCCAAAGTATACCCAAGGGTTAAAACCACCAGCAGCCATACCTCCTATTACTTCTGGTAGATAACCTGGTCTTTTAGGTGTCTTAGTTGTTCTTGCTAGGATATCTGTAGCTTCTTTAGCTCTTTCTAGTTTACCCCAAGCAGAGTTTAGGTCAGTGTATGCTTTGAGTGCTGTAGAGTCAATAGAACCAGCTTCTACTCCACGTTGTACAATATTATCCTGATGTGCTCTAATAGCATTACCAAGAGCTTCTCCAGCTGCTTCTTTAGTGTTTTTCTCTGGGTCAATCGGGAATCTTTCATTAGCTGATACCTTGAGAGTGTGTTGAGACTTCATTGGAACTAAGTCTTTATTACCTACCTGGTTATCAATCATGTTACGAACTTGCTTCATAGCTAGTTCTTTATTTACAGTAGCACCTCCTGGTGTGCTTGCAATTCTGTCAAGCTCTGCTTGTACCATTCCTTCTAGGTCTGTTCTTGACACAGATGTATCAATACCACCCATCTCCATTCCGTCAATAATACTACTCATGGATTCACCTACTTTAGTTTGGTCTTCGAGTATCTTCTTGGATGTATTAAGTGTGTTAAGTTTACCACCTTCAATCTTAAACGGTGTATCAGCAGCATAATGCATTACTGTATTTAGGTCTTCCTTAGATGTCTTATCAGTAATCTTTCTTGCTTTAGAGTTATTAGTAGCATAGTATTCTTCTACTCCGTCTTTAAACGTAGTATACATATTATCTAAATTAGAATACAAATCATCTACTGATTTAGCTCCTAAACTCTTAACATAAGTCTGACCTTCTGGTGTGCTTAGTTCAGCACGTAGAGCCATCTCATCTGGAGCGTTATCAAGCCTTGTTGCAAGTCCTTTAGAAGCTCCTGTCCACTTGTCTGCTATTACACCTACACCTGATAACCCACCACCAAGTACAGCACCACCACCAAATCCTATACCAGCATTCTTTAGAGCTTCCATTGTGTTCTGTGGGTTAGTTCTAAGAGATTCACCTCCTGAGTATTCAGCACCTTGAACACCACCTTTAATGCTTCCAGAAGCTAATTGCTTCCATATAGGAGTAGCTTTACCTGCTGATGCTAAGAATTTAAGTTCTGGTACAGCAGCATAAGAAGCGGCTTCTAATCCAGCACCTAAAGCTTGTTTAGTTGTATCCCATGCTCCAAGTTCTTGTCCTTGTTCATTATATCCTATTGGAGCTACGTCAGTACCTAACAATGATTTATTAGATGTTACAGCTGGTGTGTTCATTCCTAGTTCTCTACCACCTGCTCTAATAGCGTTCATAGCTCCACCACCAACAGCAGTAGGTAATTCTACAGCAGAAGTTATAACATCTTTAGCTAATCCTAATCCTGTAACCACAGATTCTTTAACACCTTCTGTTTGTGCTTGTTCCATTGAACCATAGTTAATAGGAGAAGATTTTACACCATAGATGTCAGCAAGACTCTTCTTCTTAACTCCGTATATTTCTTCTAGTGATTTAGCCATATTATAATATTTTAGTTGATGATTCTTTTAATGCCATAAACTTAGTTAGTTTATCTGTAGGAATACTTGCAAGAGATGTATCAGATGTTACTCCTAGTGATTTGGCTGCCTGAGATATATACTGTGCTGTGTTGTTCTCTGAAGGTGGAGCAAACTTAGCTATGAAACTAGCTAATGTGTGCCCTCTACCTTGGTCTAGTTTAACCTGACTTGTAAGAGCTTTAACTCCTGCTTCTGGTGTAGGGAACTTAGCAAACCCTCCTTCTCCTGGTGTAGCTCCTGACTGATTAGCGAATCTTAGATTGCCTGGATTGTTATTAACATAAGACAATCTTGACTCTTTAGGAATCTCTATGGAAGCTGAAGTGTTACCAACTGATTTAAAACCCTGTGATTTCTTAAACGCATCAATCTCTTCTTGAGAATAACCTGCATCTAATGCTTCTTGGTCAGGATTACTTACCTTTGAATCATATGAAGCATCATAACCACCTTCGTACTTATTCCATACATCTCCCAATCCCTGTGCTTCTGCTTGAGCCTTAAATGACTTACTCTTTTGTTTAGCTGAGGTGTTAATAGTGTTAACTATATTTTCAGCAGCATCAGCCATTTGGTTAATAACTTCTGGTCTAACAATCTGACCATTCTGAATTTGTGATACGAAGTTACCAAGTTGACCAACCTTAGAGTCAATAGAGTTAACTAATGAAAGTTCACCTTCACGTACAGCTGATTGATATGTGTCAAGAGCCTGTACATAAGAGTATACAAGGTTAAGCTGTAGAGCACCATTAGATGGATTAGCACGAGCTTCCTTAATAGCATTCTGTAGAACTGGAAGTCTGTCAGAAGCTGCTAGTAATGGAGACTTATTTTTAGCACTAACGATAGCATTGAATGCTGATGCTTGTCCAGAAGTAAGTTCTGGTTTATTTGAGATGTTTGCTTTCTGTAGTTCGTTCTTTTCTACTTCAGACGCTGTACCAATAAGGTCTGAGTAATGTTTATCAGCCATTGTTCTAATAGCTAGTATAGTATTTATATCAACATTCTCTCCTTTAGGTATAGAGTACAAACCAGTACCCTGAGCACGGTCTTTCATCATTTCTATTCTAAGAGCTTCAGATGAAGGCATAGAGCCTGTATATCCATTTTCCATACCAATACTTCCTAGAGGAACACCTAATATCTGTGAGTTAGTTATATCTTGTATAATCTTTGATTGACTAGAAGATGAAGTATCAGCTACTGGAGGTGTAGTAGTTTGTGGTACTTGAGGTTGTGTTTGTTGACCTTGTGATAATCCTAATGTAGGGTCAGTTTCAGTGAAAGTAGGTTGTGGTACTTCTGGTAAAGCTGGTTGCTGTACACCAAAACTCTTTGCTGATGTTCCTGATGTAAGACCAGTATCTTGAGGTGTTTGTGGTCCTTGTATTAATCCTGGATTAGTAGGTTGTAATCCTGATAAAGCTGATAAGTTGAAACTACCACCATTATTTGGTAGGTTGTAAGTAGGTTGTTTCTTACCTAGGTTAGCTAACCATGTTGGAAGTTCTGACATATTAGTAGTTTATTTTATTAAGATTAAGCACTTTTGTATTATTAAGGCCACTACCTGCTTGCTGGAATGGGTTGTATCTATATTGCTGTGATGTTTGTCCAACCTGGGCTGTTGGAGAAGCTTGGAACTTATTAAATACAGGAGTTTGAGATTGAACTGTCATACCAAGATTTGGTTGATATTGCTGGCCAAGATTACTACTCTTATAAGAAGAAGTATCAAAAGCACCAGTAGCAGAAGTGTTGTACTTGTTTGCTAGAGAGTTAAGTCTTTCATTGTATGCTGTACTACCAAAACTACCCTTAGAAGCAGAAGAGTTAGTTAAATCACTAACATCTCCTTGAAGACCTTGATTTAGTTGGTCTATAGTGTTTTGGTAACTCTTTGAAAGATAATCACTTCCAGTACCAAGTTCATTTTTATTCTGTGCAACACTCTCTCCATATGTTTGCATAACAGAATCTTGGAGGTCTTTGTGTGTTTGGTAAAATGGATTTACCCAGTTGTTATAAGCCATATTATATTAAATAAAATACAAACATGAAAGCTGTATCTGTGGCAGTTCCTGCCTGATTAAATGTATAAATTGTTGTAGTAGTTGTTCCTACAGTCACAGCGAAGTTCTTGCTGGTAGAACCAATAAGGTTAATTATTGGTAGGTATTTATTAATTGCACCAATGTTATGTGTGATAACATATACACCTGTCCCAACAGTATGTGCTATACTCCATGCTGAAGGAAGAAAGAATCCTGCTGAGTCTTTAGCTCCAGCAGATGTTACATATCCAATTCCGATGATTGCTGGTTGTGGTAGACTTGTGGTTTTATAATACTCTGGAGTGTTAGGGTTTGTCAAGTCTATAGATGTTCTATTACCCATAGATAATTCTATAGGTGATTGTTCATCTGGTAGTTTGTATAAGTTTCTATCTAACATTAGTTTGTTTTAAATCCTAGGTCATCTAGCACTTTAATTCTAGGTACTCCTACTTGTACGACTGCACCAGTAGTATTGTTACCATATATTCTAAACTTTATTCTATTGAACTCATTAGATTGCCATGAATTAAAAGCGGTAACATAGTTAGAACTAAGCACACCAACTTCTCTCCACACATTAGGAAGGTCTTGGTCAGTCTGATAAGCTACTTTAAGACCTGCCCCATTAACCGATGGTACATATAATCCATTAGCACGTTTATCGTGGTTCTCTAAGTCAAATGTAAGCCAGTTAGTCTGATACTCCATAGGGATGTCATACACTCCCCAGTCTTTTACTACAGCAGAGTTCTCTGTTGTAGGTTCAAATACATTAAATGTACCACCATAATATGCTCCAGTAGCATTACCAGAAGTATCTACTCCATTACCAAATAGATATACTGTTGGGAAGATACGTTCAGTTCCTTGATAATCATAAGGAGTATATAATTGTGCAAACATCTTAGAATCAGCACAAGTCGGTATAAAACCAAGAGTAGAATAAATTGTCCATACTTGAGTAGATATTGTATATCTAACATAATATGTCTTATCAGGTTGATATCCTTGTAGTTTATTACCCAAACAAAATGTTACATGGTCTTCATCACTCCAACCAAATACCTTGGATTGATATTGTGTAGGAACTTTTTTTAATATGTCTCTTATTTTAACTGATATCTCTTGTGGTTGACCACCTGGTTGTAGGAAGAATACTCCTGTAGGATTATAAAAGTAAAATCCATTCTTAGCTTTAACAATACCTTCTTGAGAATAAGCACCAACATAAGCTATAGGAGCATTATCTAGGTAAGCAGTATTGAATACCTGAAAGATGTTGTTATGTGTAAATACATACAAACATCTCTGGGTTTTAATTAAACCAGTAATCATATCACCACCTTCAGCAGGTATTACAATAAAACCTGTACCACCAGTAGCTGTTTGTGCTCCACCAGATAAAGCAATAGGGTCTGTATAATAAACTCTACATACATTATCTACGCTGTCTGCCATCCATATTCTTTGGTCAAATCCAGCTGATATTAAATCTTTACGTGCAGTAAATGATGTAGTTAATGCTACTGGTGCGGTAGTTCCATTATATGTATATAAAGGTTGTCCAACCCCAGCAGTATCAGGTGTAATCAATAATGCTCCACCATATACATCGTATCGTGCTCTATAATTTGCATCTAATATACTATTAGTTGTAGTTACTGTACCTGATACTGGTGATGGAGTCGCTTTAAAAGTAGAACCTTCTTGCCAACAGATATAAGGTTGTCCAGAGGTGGAGCTAAACTGTACACAACTTAGTGGACTAACACTAGGTGTTACACGTGAAACCATCGGTCTACGTGAAGTCATCATGCCAATAGTGTCATTGTGCATGTTTTCAGCATAAGAAATAGCTGTCTTTGGTGAGACATAATGACTAAGCACACCTTCCATTATTACACCTTCTGAAACAGCTTCAGTAGGTACATCATAAAATTCTTTTTGAGTTTTCTTTTGCATTATTGTATAATTATTTGTGATTGTCCTGTGTATGGATTACCTAAGATATTAGCAATACCTCGCATAAACTTCTTGTAGTCTTCATCATCCTCTCCTAATGAGTCATCTCGTCTACGCTTGATAGCAAACTTAAGGTAGTCTTTATAAATATCTCTGTAATGTTCTGGGATTGTATCAGTTATAGTAGATAATTCTACTATTTTCTTATAATAATCAAGATATAGATTCTTAGCCTGAAGTCCTTGTGGGACTGGTCTATCGAACCATAGCTTAGGAACTCCTAGATTGTCTTCAAATATTGTAAAGAAATAAGGTACAGCGAATGTAGAGTAAGCCCATATTTGAGTTCCTGAAGGTATAGCTCTAGTTACACCTGTTACACCTGTTAGGGTGTTGGTAATCAAGTTGTTTCCTGTGTAACTAATAACCATTATAGTTTGTGTAGGGTCTGTAGTAGCTACGTTCATACTACCTTGAGCAGGAAAGTCTCCTGTAGAAACTAACTGAATAGACGTATCACTAATTGCCACATCACTTACTGTAGTTGAGTATCTATTAAGATAAGCTCTTGAGTTCCATTCACGCTTATCAACATACTTTAGGGGTACATTAGCAGCAACTCCTTGTCTGGCGTATCTAGCAGCTAGTAACGTACGGTTAGTCTCTGAGAAGTCTATATTAGTTGGTAGCGTAACAAAGTTAGTACCAGCTAACATCTGAATAGGGTATTCAAACACTTGTCTCCATTCATTAATACGACCGAATCCAAAATTAGTATCTACAACTCTACGAGCATCATTAATAGCAGAAATAAAGAAATCATCTGGTAGGTCAGTATTTCCTACAGACTTACGAACTGATTGGATAAGATTACCTACTGTGTTATAAGCAAAAGACCCAGAGTTTAATCCAACTCCTCCATTTGAATATGCAGTAAATGTCCCAGCACCATCAGTAAATTTAATTCTATAATATGTTCCAGATGTACCAGCAGTGTCTAAATAAGCACTCTCATCTGAGTTAAATTGTATAGCCAGTGATTTAATTTGTGTCCAAGTACCTGTAGAAGGAGAAGTAGGAGATGATTCTATAATTACAGTACTGTAACTAACTTGCTGTACTATTTCACCTCGATTATGAGTAAAATCACAAGCCGCTGCAGTTATAGTAGAAGCAGTCTTGTTTGAAATAACAAGTATATTTTCTGTAGATTCAGCTCCAACAGGACCGACTAAAAAATTACGGTTAGCAGTAACGAACTCTGATGTGTTTTCTACTGGGTATACTGTAGTTCCAGCGACAATGTCTTTTGATAAAAAAGAACTAGCGTAGATGCTAAATTGATGAGGAATCGTTATTTTATTACCAAAATTAGATTCTATTTTAAATAGTGGATTCATGTAAATATTATACCATTAATTATTAATATGTCAATTATAGCTTCTTGAAGAAGAATAATGCTCCTAAACCTGCTGCTAGTAATCCTAAGAACTTTAGAAACCATGTAAAGGTGTTATAGAAACCCCTAGCGTTGGTGTATGTATCAATCATAGGTTCTAACTTAGCCATTAAAGAGTCTATGCGTTCATTAGTGCCATCTAGTTTAGAATGTAGGTCAGACACACCATTAGTTTCAGCTAACACATGTTCTACAAGCATATCTTTAAGTCTATTGAAATTTTCGTCTGTTAGTGTTTCTTTCATATTAAAAAAACATAAAGAAGTTGCTGTTTACGGTTGCTCCACCACTAAAAGGATATTGTAACCCACTTCCACCATTATATAGATTGGATACTTCTGTGCCAGATAATTCTCTTGTCCACGTACCTAATTCATCTACTTGAGCGTTAAAAGGAGCACCTAATTGATAGTCATTTAATACTCCAAATCCAACACGAGAAGCAGCAGCTGTCCCAATAGAAAGACTTATATTACTTCCTGATTGTGAACCATTTACATAAAATTTAAAAGTTCCTGAACCATTACAAGTAATAGTTAGCATATCCATATTTCCAGATTCAGTATATGTGAGAGTTCTATCGCCTCCTGGAGCGTTTATGTGCCAACCTCCTGCTGCATAATAATATAAAATGAAGTGTGTACACGTTCCTCCACCGTTGTTATTTTCAATTCTATAATAATAAGCTGCCCCAGTAGGATTTCCTATTCTTTTTCCCCAGATATTTACAGAAAATGCTCCTTGTAGTTGAGCATATGTTAGTGGTGAAGACGTAGAAGAGAGCCATTGAGTTGAACCATTACCAAGAATACCATTATTAATCTTCCCATAAGAAGATGAGTATGGTGTTGTTCCAGTATTTGTTAATGTTAGACTTCCAACACTATCAGCAGCATTACCTGATGATTCATCTAATTTATAGTATGCGACTAAGTTATCTGTTAATGCCATATTATGCTTTTGCTATACATCTCCACTTAGTGGTAGATGAATTAAATTGGAAACCAGCAGTTAATGGTAGAGTTGTAGAACCATTAGAAGTTGTAGGTGCTGTTACTGTAGAGTCTTCTGTATTAACCCAAGTAATAGTTTGTGCTACTGCAGAGAAATCTTTTATACGAACCATAACCATCTGACCATCAACAGCAGAAGCTGTAGTTAGTGTTATTGTTAATGTTGCAGCAGAGTTGTTTGTTACAGTATTAATCTTTGATGTTACTGGAACTGTTGCTGCATTTCCTGTGGCTGTAATTGCATTATTTGTATTTATAGATTGTAACGAAGTAATACCCCCTGTAAAGTTTGCAGCAGAAGAGATTGTTTGACCGTTTATTGTACCTGTTGTTAAAGCTCCTAGAGAGAAAGATAGTGCTCCGTCTGTATTAGATGCAGAGACTCCATTTGCTGTAGTAACACGATTCACTAGTGTTCCTGTTGTTGCTGGCAGTGTTTGTACTGTTGCTGTACCAGCTGCTGCTGTTGGTTGGATAGTAACATCTCCTGATGTATTACCAAACATCTTTAGTTTACCAATAGTAGTAGCGTTTACTCCAAGATTGACTTGTGAAGCACCATCTGTAGTTATTCCTGTAGAAACTTTAGTATCAGTTGTTCCAGCTCCTAATACTATTGAGTTAGCAGTAAGAGAACCACCAGAAGCAGTTACAGTTCCACCGCCAGTAGGTGTAGCGAATGTACCATCACCTCTAAGGAATGTTGTAGTGTTGTTTGGCGGAGTTGGAACTGCACCTCCTACTGTTGCTGTCATTGCAGGTAAATCAGCACCAGTTGCTATTGATAGAACACCTGTAGTTGTTGTGTTCTTTATAATACCTGTAGCTAAAGCACCCAAGAATTGAGCTGCTGATGTTGTGGCATCTGTAGTTCCTTGTAGAATCATCTTAGATGCTGTAGATGTTGCAAAACTTCCTGTACCAGAACCAGTTACGTGTCCAGTTAGTGTAATAGTCTGGTCGCCTGTGTTGGTACCAGAGTTTGTTCCAGTAATATCAGATGTCATCGCAACTGTTCCATTCTTATCAGGAAGAGTCCATGTTCGTGCAACTGTTGCTGTATTTGTAAACCAAGAAGAGAACGTATTAGCTACATTTCTAAGTAGCATAGTAGCATCTAAGAATGTTTTTGCTCCTGTATTAGTTTGAGCATTAGCTAGTACCATATCACCAGTACCACTAACTGTAGCATATTCTACAGCTGTTTCACCAGCATTAACACGTAGTACTTTAAGTGAATTACCAGTTAGGGTGTCTGCTGGAGCTAATTTAGAGTTCAGGGCTATTGTCCCAGTATTTGTGATTGGTCCTCCAGTAAGTCCTGTAGATGTTGCAACATTAGTTACTGTTCCAGAACCACCACCTGTGTTAGGTACATTTGAAATAAATAAGCTCATACTATTTTTCGTTTAATTGTTTAATAACTTCTGCATACTTCATTTCAGCGAGTTTTTCGCGACCAATAACACCAATCTCTCTAGCGTCAATCTCTCTTGACTTCTCATAGTTAGCTTTACGTTCTGAGTCAACTACTGTAGACAATTCATTAGTCAGAGCTTTTACTCTAGTTGCTTCTGTTTCTATAGAGGTAGTAGCATTAGCAACTTGAGATGTGTACTTGTTAAGCTCAGGAATCATATTACGAATCTTAATTGTGGTATCTTCTGTAGCAACCTTAATAGAATTAATTAAAACTCCTAAGTTAATAAGAGTGTTATTTTTCTCATCTAAGTCTTTAGACATTAGTTCTTTCTTGGTCTTTAATGTCTCTATTTCCTCTATAAGGTTAGAATGTTCTATCTTTAGTTCGTTAATCTTCTCTGCTTGTTCAAATCCTAACCTAGAAGCATTTTCATTCATCTCATCAATACCACTCTGTAGACTAGAGTTTACGTCTGATATCTCTTGGTTACGTTTAATCAATACTTCTTTCTCGTTAGTAAGCAAACCTACCTCCAACACCAAAGCATCACGCTTACGTGTCCATTCTTCAACAAACATTACTTGGTCTGGAGTATATTCGTGCATTAGAGTGTAGTATCTACATAAGAATAATTAACTTGACCTGTAGTAGAAACTGCTCCAGATAGGTTAATTATAAAAGCTTCTCCTGTCTTACATTCATAGAAACCTTGGCCATCCATACCAGGAGTATCATCCATAGAGTAAGGTTGAAATGCTTTTAGGTCTAATTCAGCCACTATTCTTGTTCCACATTTAATCTTTAACGTAACATCAGCAGACGGAACTAATGCTAGAGCATGTACCATCATATTTGTACCTGTAGGAGCAGTTAATATTGTATTATCTCCTGAAGCTGAGAACCTTAATGGGAGATGTTTAACCTCACCGTGAATTTGCCATAACATATAATTATTATACCATTATTTAGTAATCTGTCAACTAATACCACAACAGTGTCCTCCACATTTCTTGTCCTGAATGTCTCATAACATAGAGATATTTAAGCCCGTCCATTGTCTGAATAATCTCCATTCTATTACCAGACACTAGAGTAGAATGACCATAAGGAACTGTCCCAGCATTTACTATTGTATTTGTTGGTATGTCGTAGTAAACAATTCTTCCTGTTACACCTCCTAAGTTACCAGATAGGTTTATATAGATTCTGTCTTTACCATCATACACGTACATAGTACCTGTAGTGGTAGTTTCAAACTGTGGGAAGTATGACATCTTCTCCCATTGTTCTGTAGAAATATTGTAACGTTCCATCTCAACTGTACCTGTTCCAACAAATGAGTAGAGATATTTATGGTTAATGGTAGTATCTGTACAACCTGTAACATTATCTATATGAGTACCAAACGCTTTAGGTGTAGCATCTAGGATAGCGTAAGCAGTAGTAGCATCTGGTGCTGTACCTGCGGCTGTAGTTATAGTGTTAAAGGTATTTGATACGATTATGTACTCATTACCTTGAGATGTTCCAGATAGGAAACGAAGTCTCTTACCTACCCATGCGTTTACATCCCAGTTCTTAGTATTGTCCTGCATTACTGTTGTAGATGCGACTGCTGTTATTACTGGTGTAACTGTAAGACCTGTACCCGTTCCTGTGATAGGTGTTGTTGCGGTAGCCACTGCTGTATAACCTCCTGTTCCACCGTCAATGAGTCTAAGGACTGATGGAATACCACCTGATGCAACCATAACCTGAATAACTGCTGTACCTCCTGTTACTGCTAGTCTGTCTCCTACTGCATATCCTGTACCTGCTACTGTAGGTGCTGTAGGTATTGTTGAGATTGCTCCTGCTCCTGAAACCATACCAAAGGCATCCATAATAACGTAACGTGTTGTTGTATCTACTGTGAATGACTGTGTAGCGAATGTAAGAGTTGTTGAGGTGTTTGAAATAATAGATATTTCTGCTCCTGCTCCTGTACCGTCTGTAATTCTTAGCTTTCTACCTACTATCTTAGCCCATGAGTTCGTTTCCCAGTTCTTTGTAGTATCTATAAGGGTAGTTGTTGAGCCTCCTGTTGCAAATCCTGAACTACCACCACCAACTCTTCCGTTGTTACTAATACCAGTACCGTATGCTTTTATGTCATGTATGATATATCGTGATGTTCCGTTTACTGGTGCTGTAGCTGTAGCAAATGTAAGTGTTGTTGCAGTATTAGATACAATACGTCTTGTCTGTCCTGTAGATAAGATAGCGTTAGACGATGTTTGAACTAACTTACCAACATGTTCATTTATAGTCCAGTTCTTCGTACAATCTACGAGTAATGTAGTTGACTGTGAAAATGGAATAGTGGCTGTTGCTGCTCCTGGGTCGCCAACTGAACAATAAGAGAATGATGTTGTACTTGGTGTACCAATAATTGTGTATGTACCATTGAACTTAGCGGCTCCTGTGCCTGTAGCTCCTGAAATTGTAACTACATCACCATTCTTTAGATTATGTTGATATGGTGTTGCTGCGAGCTCTGTAAAGTCAATATCTCCTGCTGCAAGAGTAATTTGACAGCCAACACCTCCTGCTGGTGATACTGTGGTAGCCTTTGCCCCTACTGTTGCACCTGTTCCAACAGTTAGTAATTCTGTGCCAGTAACACCTCCTGTTGCATCTACGTTAGTTACACGAAGAGTTGATCCGATACCTGTAACAGAAAGAATATCATTTATTCGGTAGTTAGCTCCTGATGTAGTTATCGTACCGGGTAATTTCATTCCTGTTGCTGTTCTAGTTATAGAGTTTAATGCAATAGGTTTATGTCCTGAACGTGTTACTGCCAAGTTATTTGCTTGTCCATCATCAAATATACGACCTGGTGTCCACTGGTCACGGTCTGTTGAGTATTGTAGTAAGTCAGCGTAGTTACCTCCTACTAGGAAAATCTTACCAACATCACGCCATACTTGGTATGAAGTAGTAGCATCTGGTGTAGTCTCCCAAGCAGATGAAACATAGAATGTATTTACGTTATTAGAAGTAATTTCTTTTGCCTGTCCAATACCAGTACCTGATACAATACGTAGTTCAAAGTTTTTATACTCATCTTGTACCATTGTAGACGCTGTAGTTACACTTCTTGCTGTAGCTGATGCTACTGCTGTCGTTGCTACTATAGCTCCACCATTTTCTGTAAGTCTCTCCATTGAAAGGTCTGATGCTGCTAGGTTTACAGCTGTTCTAAGACCTGTACTTGTTGTCTTGCCGTACCATTGGTCTGCTAAAATATCGTAGTAAGAAAGTGAAAAGAAAGGTGCTGATGTAGTACCTTGTGTAATATTCCAAATACCACCTGACATAACCATGAATGTAGATGTAGAGTCTGGGTTAGTTGTCCAGTTAGTATCTACAGTGATGATATGACTTTCAATAACAAACTGTGTAGTGCTTGCAATTGATATGTTCATTGTTGGTTGTGCCCAAGGATTTATTGTGGTGTAGTTAGGGTCAGACCAAACAAGTGCATTAGAAGAGTTCCATAGAATAGGTCTAAGTTGTGTTCTACCTGTTCCAAAAGTAGCTCTAAACTGATAGTTTCTCCATTCGTTAGCCTTCCATTGTTTAAGTCCTGCTCCAGTGTTTGCATCAGTAATAGACTGTGAACCTCCTGTGGTTACTGTTCCTCTTTCATGAATAGTAGGTTCTGATACTCCAATGATAGTTCTTTCTTGTCCTTGTCCTTTCCCACTGGTAATCCTAATCTTATATCCAAGTAAAGCTTTACCTGATAGTCCTGCAAGTTGCATTGTATTATTACCTGTACCTGGACCAATAGCCTGTCCTGGGTGTCCTACAGAGTTTGAAAGCACGTTATTGTTCATGATACTAGGAGTAGTAAATCCTGTCATGTTTGTGAGTCTATTCCATGAGTCAGTTATAGTGTCATAACGATATAAGTCACTAGATACTTGATAGTATAAATATCTATTACCAAGTGAGTTTCCTGTAGTAAGAGATGAGATAGCGGTAGTGTTAAGTGGCGACCAGTTACACCATTCCCATACTGGGATATCTACTTGTTGTTTTAAAAGATTAGTTACTGACATATTTAAAATGATATTTTACTACGGATGCTATTTGAATAAGTATTTCTTGCTTGGTCTTTGATAAGGTAACGCTGGTCTACTGGTCCGACAAAAACATTTTGCCAGTAAGTAGTATTAGAACTATTTGTTGGTGCTCCTGCTGTTGGTGCGTTTGGAACAGGAACACCAGCACCAGCATTTGTACCACTAATACCAGTACCCAGTGAGGCACCAGAAATAGCTTCTACATTCACTCTTTGTCGTTTGTTTATGTCTACAACAGCATTGCTCTCCATTAGCTTAACAATTCGACGAAGCAAAAGAGCTTCTTCTGATGAGGTGTTACTAGCTGATAACTGATTTTCTTCTGTTGCAGGATTAATGTCCTGTCCAAGAATATTTTTTAATCTACCATTAAATCTATCACTCATATTACTTATAAGGTACTCCTGCTGTTAGGTATTTATCCATTATGAATTGTTCACGTAATAAAATCATTTCCTTTTGTGATTGGAATGCTAGTTTCTCACGGTTAAATTCATCTTTCTCAATGTTAAGTGCTTCAACTTCCTTAGTTAAGACATCCTTAACTTCGTTGGCTTTGGTAATCTCTACATTGATAGAGTTGATTATCTCATTAAGATTATTTACATCAGCGGTTAGATTACTTACACTAGACAATAATGATGATTCTTTATCTGAATAACTGTCAAGGTTAGATGATAGTATATTATCTTCTTTACGTTTGATTACTAACTCTTCTTCTAGTCCTGAGAGTTCTTTCTTTAAATCATCTAATGCAATCATATTAGACTGTGAATCAATAGACAGCACTGTAATGTAGTCTTCTAGTTCTAATTTCTTTGCTTCTAGTTTAGCTACATCAGATGTAATAACCTTTAGTTTCTTAGATTCTGATTGTTCAAACTCCTTAATATTAGATGATATACTAGACTTCTCTAGCTCAATAGTTTCCTCTAGTTCATTAAGCTTATCAATCAATTCTGATTTAATAGCGGTAAGGTTAAATACCTCAGAGTTTAACTTAGTTAACTCATTGTTCTTTAATTCTACCTTACTATCAAAATCCTTAAATTGATTATCTAAGTCTAGAATAGCAAAATCTAATCTACTAAGAACATCATTAAGTTCTTTTTGTTTTAGTATTGTCTCTTTGTTAATTGATTCTAACTCTAACTTCGCACTGTTTATAGTATTAGCTAGTGAGTCAACTTTAACTTGGTCTTTGTGTTGTACTCCAAGTTTAATCATATTAAGCGATTGGTGTGAACACTGGATGTGCTCTCATTAATACTGTATAGTTACCTGCTGTATATGCTGTTACGTTAGGACATACCCATCTCATTCCATCTACGTTAACAGAATACATGTTTGTACCCGCTGTACCTGTAAAGGCTACACCTGTGTTACCTGCGATAACTGAACCTGATTGAACGTCTACGATTGCTGCGTATACCCAAGGGTTAGCTGCTGTTGCTGCTGCTGAGAAGTCTGGAGCAGTTTCTGAGTCAGAGATTGCAATTTTAATAGTACCAGTAGGTGTACTAGCACCAGATACTGTAAGATTGACTGTTTTATAGTTTTCAACAAGTTCGTATGTTCCGACACCTGTTGCAGCCTGAGCTGACATTAATGTTTTTGTAAGTGTACTCATATTTTAAATTTAAATTGAGCTAATGTGCTCGTGCCAACCCCAATAGGGGCTGAGCGAGTCCACTAACAGATTATGCACCTGTTGAGTAGTACCAACCACGTAGGTCGAACGCACCGAACTGACAGTAAACTGTAGCAGTCATGATGAGGTCCATGTTACCAACGTAATCTTCCTTGAGGTCAGAGATATCAAGTGGCATTGATTCAATGTACTGGAATCCGAACTTGTCGTTTACCATCTTTGAATCGAAACCAAACCACTGAACTGCTGATGTTCCAAGGTTTTCGTAAGGGAACAATCCAATGATTGCAAATGAACCAGTTGGGTTTCCATCAACGAATGAACCAGTTGTACCAGGAGTAGCTCCAGGGTACTTACCAGATTCAAGAGTTTTCTTGATTGACTGTGCAAGGAAGAAAGCAGTTGATTGGTCACGGAACATGAAAGTATCCAAAGTAGACATAAGTGGAAGACCACGAGCATCTTTCTTTAGAGCCTGTAGAGAACGCATAGCAAGAAGGTTTGCAAAACTGAATACACCAGTTGTAGTGTTTGACCAGTTTGCACCTCCATCTTCACGAGTGTGAGAAGCAGACCATAGAGCTACTGAGTCAGCTGTAGTTGTATCTACAGTGATAGTACCTTGGAAAGCTCCGATTGGAGTGAATGAGAAACTTGTTGAAGCACCATTAGCAAGGATAGCCTGTGCGTAGTAGTTCTTCAAATGTTCGATTGAGTTCTTGAGGTCAAGAATTTGATTCTTGATGTTTGAGTCAATCTTCTTACCATCACCTGATGTGAAGAGGTAGTAGTAAGACTGCTTTGTCAAGCGTACACGGTTAGTGAAGATAGCTTGAGTGAAAGTCTTTGTGTTTCCTTGGATAGGAGCATCACTAGCTGGAACTTGTCCATCAGCGATAACCTGACCCATAGAGAGTCCTGTTACTCCTGTCATTACGTATTGGAGTTGCTTCCATGTAACTGAGTTAGAATACTTAGTGTATTCTGTCTCAACTGATGGAGCTACCAAAGGAACGATTTTCTTGACACGTGCGTCAAGGATTGTTGAATATGAAGCTGTTGTTGACATATATTATTATACTCTGCGAGCAATTATTTTCTTATCAGCAGCTGCTCCGACTACATCTAGCTGTACGAATACTCCCGTTACTCCTGCAACGTCAGTACCAGTGTTATTAAGTGTTAGACCAGTTGTACCAAGAATCATTCTCTGTCCGTTATGAGCAGCGTTTGAGTTGTTTTCTGTGTCTACGATAAATTCATCTTCCTTAGAAACGATAGTAGCACTGAAAGGAGTTGTACTTGCAGTAGTAGTTTCGTTTGCCTTGTAAAGCACTTGATTAGCAGTTGTAGCTGCTACAGCAAGCTGGATTGAACCAGTGGTGATTGAGTTGAAGTAAAGAGCATCTACTGTTGTTGCAATAGAACCTGCTCTTTTAACTTGACGCAAATCACGTGTGTTTTTTGGTGTTATTAATTTAAAAGCCATAATGTTAATTAATGTGGTATTAAAACCACTCTAGTAATCTAATCATCCCAACCCATGTCCTTCATAGATTTACCCATGCCTTTAAGTGCGTTAGCAGTTAATTCATCGGCTTTATCTACTACTGGAACAGATTGAGTATTTGAGGAGAAAGAGACTAAATCTCTTTTGTCAGCAGATTCAGCAGCACGTTGTGCTCTGGTATCTGTCTTAGGAAAAAGGTAACTACGTGCCATATCCATAGCAACTAATAGGTCTTGTTTGGTTGATTGTGGAGTTATATTAAATTTCTCTACCACGAATCTTTCTAGGACTTCTCGTTGTGCTTGGTTAGCAGCAATATCTTTATGAGTTGAATAGAACTCTTGAGTAGCTTGTAAATGGTCATCTTGTGTCTTTGTAGTAGATACTAGGTTTTGTACCATAGCTTCTACTTCATCTTTCGACAAGTAGCCCATATTACGTAAAGCTTCTTTAGCTAGTTCTTCTTCGGTCTTCGTCTCTTGGACTGATGACTGACTGGTTTCAATTTTCTGAGCTGTTGGTACAGTGTCAGACTTATGATTAAAAGCTAGTTCACGTCGTAATCCTTTAATGTGTTTCGCGAGTTCTGATTTCTCCTCTGGAGTTTCTGCTTGAGCTTTAGCTTGTCCTACCATCCAGATATCTGTACGAATCTTGAATTGAATATCAGATTCATTTTCATATCTTGAAGGAGGATTAGAGACTGAGATTGTTTCAGTTTTTTCTTCAGGTTTAACTTCAGGTTCGGTCTTAACTTCAGGTTTTACTTCTGGTATAACCTCGGTCTTAACTTCAGGAGTTTCAGGCACACTAGGAGTTGGAACAGCTTGTTCGTTTCCTGTAGGGGTATCGTTGGTAAGCTCTGGAAAGTTGAGAGCTTCAACGTCAAATTGGTCTTTTTCCATACTACGCTCTTATCGTGGAGGTGCACGTCTTATTCAGAATTATAATACACATTTATAAAGTTGTCAAGGTCTAGTAGGTCTTTCTTGCTTCTGCACGGTTCTTGAGTAGAGTAAGAATACCTGTAGACTTGGTGTTACCGTTACACGTTTTCTTAAAGTAATCAGCTTCAAATGATGTTGGTCGACCGTTACCACCATTGAAAGCAATACTTCTTGTGTCAAACTGTACTAAACGGTCTGTGTAGTCTCCGTCTTTGTTTAATTCAAAGTCAGAGATTACTTTAGGAATGAGTAGTGTGTAGATGTTACTAAGGTCATGCTTGAACATAAGTACATCTGGGAACTGACTAAACACATCATTCTTAACGATAGTTTCCATACGGTCATCTGGAAGTAATGTACCAAGACTCTTAGGAATATGATTAGGAATCTTACCTAAACGGAAATACTTACTAGGGTCGATGTCTCCTAGGAGTTTCTTAACCTCTGAGTCTGATAGATACAACTTCACACGAGTTGTCTTATATGTACCGTCAATATGTGGTTCTACGAGGTCTTCATAACCGTCGTATTCTTTTACTGTTGGCACTTCTTCTGCGATTACTTCTTTAATATCTTTTTTCATAGTTTTACTAGATTTTTATTATTTATTTTTCTTAATTATAATTTTACCTTCTCCTAATACAGAATGATTCCATTCAGCGTGTACAGACATATGGTCCATAAGAGCTTCGATAATCTTAGTCTGTTCTTTAGTTGTATATTCTAAGTTACTTACAACTTCCGTTAATGGTCTATTTGAATTAGTTGATGGATAGCATGAGATATTATTAGAATTATTATCTCCAAACAAAGTAACGTACATTTTATTTATTTTTTTGAACATATATTTATTATTAATTAATGCTAAGATGTTAATCCTAGCTCCTCACGTTGTTTTTTTAAATCTTCTAATTGTGGTTTAAAGAACTTCTCCACAAACTCTTTAGATTCTTCGTAGAGAGTTGTCTTAGCTTCTTCAAACTCTTCTACTGGAATCTTTAATATCTCCTTACCTTTAATCTCACACAAACGATTAGCTTCCATCACTAATGCTATACCCAACGGAATCTGCATTGGTGCGAAGAAACTAACTAACTCACCTTGTTTAATATCCTTACTAGCATGAAAGTTAATTGGAACTGCTGCTTCTGCTGTAGGAATAAATGTAGTATCTGCTGTAGTAAGAGATGCTGCTAGTTTACGTTCACGGAATTGTTCACGAATCATATCTAGCATTTCTCCTGCTGAGAAGATAATCGGTTTTTCCGATTTTTGGGTAAATCTAATTAATTCTTTACTAACAGCTTCGTCATCAAACTTTGTCTCTATCTTTACTTTGTCTGTTTCAAAGACATATCCTTGGTCTTTACGTAGTCGTTTTAGTATCTTGGCCATATTAGTTTGTTGAGGTTACTGGTAATGTTGGTAGCTGTCCGTGGTTTACAACAAAGTTAGTTAAGTCTCTTTGTAGATTGTCAATAGCTTCTGTCTGTGCAGCACAAACAACCGTAAGGTATTCGGATTCTTTAATCCAGTTACCATACGGTGGTCTTAGAGAGTTAATAACAGCAATAATAGCTGGCAGTCTTTCTAATGTAAATATTTCTTTAATAGCAACTTCGTGCTGTTCGAGAGGATTTTGCATAATCGTATCGTGATTAGTTTCGAGTAAATTTTAACGAACAGTATTCTAATGCCCCTGTCTCTGGGCGAGATGTTAGGCAGCTGCCCTCCCTACACTTGCTGAAACTGCAGCGTTCATTGGAGATTGATTCTTACCCATCTCTTGTGGAGCTTGTGGCTGTCCTACTGGAGTGTTGTCTGATAGAATACCTCCTTGTGGCATCTGTCCACCTGTAGGCATAGCACCACCTTGGATTGGTTGTCCATCTGGTCCTACCATGAAAGGTTTAACCATAGCACCTTGCATAACTGCATCATACTGTTGCTTAGGTATGTAGTTGAAGATATTAAGCTTCTGTACTTCCATGAAAGCTTCTAGTGTCTTTAGCTGGACTACAGATTGAATAGGGTCTGACTTAGCTAAATCAAATATTAATTTAACTGAGTTCTGGATTAATGGGAATAACTGCATAGCTGTTTGCTTCTGGATTTCAGCAGACGGTAGCAACATTGAGTTCGGGTCAATCTTAAGTAACACCTTATCATATCCTTTCTTATCTGGGGTTTCTGTAGCATATACAGATGATAGCAATGCTGACTTAGAGATGTTAACACTAGGTCCTCCGTATTCTTGTAGTTTCTCTTCGTCTTCATTGTCTACATCAAATGTTACTGGAACACGTTGTGATGACATAACAGAGTACATAGGTACACCTACTGAGTCTAGGTCGTCTCCATCTGGTATTTCATTAACACCTTCTTCGTGATGATATCCTGGGTTAGCTTGAACGAAAGCTTGTACGTCTTCTTCATTAGAGAAGATAAACTCACGAGGGTTAACTTGGTCTTGTTCCAACCACGAGAAGAATATACACGCATCATTCTCAAGCATTTGCTTAAGAGAGTTACGAGGAATAATCAAACGATTAAGAGCTGCTTCTTTTAAGATAACAGTAGCTCCAAGAGTCGTCTCACTAGAGCTTCCAGATACAATATTGTTAACGCCAGTATTCTCTTCAATGTCTCTTTTTTGGGCATCTGCATAATTAATACCTAGTGTTACGTTACCAGTGGTATTCATCTTATCAATCTTAGCTCCTGCTGGAAGTGAGTTGATTTTATTAGCTCCACGCTTATAAGTTAAATCGCCTTGTCCTGTGATACCTGATGCAAATAACAATGGTTCTATTTCAGCAACTACTTGTTCAGCGTTAATAGAGTTAATATAGTTATAGATAGCAGCATTACCACGCATCATTTCATACAATCCAACTGTGTATGGATTCTTGGAGTTACCAATGAAACAATGACCCACAACAACACTACCATATACCTCATCATTAGGCATTTCACCATCATAGAAACAAATAGAATCAGACGCAATCATATAACGATTGTCTGCTGGGTGTTCATAGAAACTTAAAGTAACGTGAGTTGATGACTTACGAGAGTCTTCTTTCTGGGCTTCTTCTGATACACCTGCTGATAGCTTACTACGCTTACCGTTACGTTTCTTTAGTCTTTCGTATTCTTCTTTAGTAATATCAATCTCATACAACACCTCTGGGCGATTCATATTATGAGTAGGTTTATAACTAAGTCCTAACCATGTACGTCTAGGGTCTAGTGGCTCACGAAATACATCATCAAATACAATCTTCTTGGTTTTCTTACCGTTTATTGTTTTCTCAACTACGTCTTGCTTAGGGTAAATTCTCCAAGCATCCCATCCGTATGTAAACTTGTCTTGTACACAAGATTGTAGAGTAGCTTGACCATTCATTTCAGGTACAGCCCATGAACGCTTCCATAGTTCTTTGTAAGCTCTAGCTTTTAGTTTATTAGTAGAGTAAGTATCACCATCTGGAACATTAGCTGCGATAGCAGATGCTGCAACTAATATCTTAGAGAAAGCAATAGGTTCAGCACTACGAGGAGCATTAGATACTTCTTGTTCAGTTCCTGAGATTCTAGGGAATACAGCCCAGTCAGTAGCACCATCACCACGAACGGTAGGCCACATAACCATAGTACGGGTAGATTCATCTACCTTACGTTTAACTACACCAGTATTAATAAGATTGTCGTTAATTTCATCACACAAGGTATCAAATTCCTTTCGATACTTGTTTTCCTTCATTTCCTTCTTCTTAGTCTTTAGAAATGCTAAAGACTTGTTAAGTTTTGGTTCATTCATGCAAAAATAATAACATTAAGTTGACTTTTTGTCAAGGTTATGGTATTAACTTTAGTTAATTCCAAATATTACACTCATAGGTGATATTTTTATCACTTCTTGGGTTTTTTCTACTCTTCCTTGGAGTACAGCAAGGGCTATTGACCAAGAAATTACAATATCGTCATGAGAACCGACAGCAGCTTGTGGTTTTCCTTTCTTATCTCTAACGAATGTAAGGATTTCTTCCAAGAGTGGTTTACAGTTAATCATATCTGTAGAGTTGAAGTGTTTTTTAGATTCACCTAACATGAAATCTCGGTTCTTCTTGTTTGTTAACCATCCGTAGCTACGAGTTGTTTCTTTTGTTATATCGTCTACTACAGTACGAACATACATATTAGGATAGTTGTCATTCCTTAATGCTGTGTTAACCCAGTTACCGTCTTTATTGAACTCTATAGCTAATAAAGCAATATTAAATCTCTTACCTAAGGCTTCTACTAAAGTCTTGTAGTCATCAGGTTCTATATGGCCACGATACAATGCCTTTATTTGTTTATCATACCCTAATACACATGCTACAGAGTAGTCGCCATTCAATAAACCCTCTGCAACGTCTCCTCCAATAACATAGTTCTTACCAGGTTTAACATCCTCATAAATATATAAATCACCACGGTCGTCTCTAATAAACTCTCCATTAATGAAATCATACCGTTGGTAGTTATCATCACAACGGTCTAGGAAGTTAGCTGCCTTACGAGAGTTAAAGTATGGTGAACCTGAACTAAGGAACGCTTCCATTGGGTGTGTTGGGAACTCTTGATGAAGAGTATCAACGTCTTTAGTTGCTCCTATCCATTTTAAATAATAAAAATTTAATTCCTCATCAGTAAGTTCATTCTCTTGTTGATATTCTAACCAATTTATTTCACATTCCTGCATTTCATCAGCTTTAATAATTCCATCAAACGAAGCTTTTTTTATTTCATCAGTATCACTTCTCCAACTATAGAATACTGGGTAGAACTCAGCTTTTGTCATTACTGGTGTTATATCAGTTCTACGTTTCCAAGAACTCATAAACATATCATAGAAAATTCCACTCGCACCCTCAGCAGTACTTTCCACGATGCAACTTCCTGAAACTGATACTGTAGGAAATGCTCCTTTAACAACTTCTTCAGCCTTACCTCCACCAAGCACAACCATCTTAGCTAGTTCTGAAATATGAAGGTTGTGGTTAGTTGTGCCACGACCCGAAAGACTCACAGATATACCAGACACACTTCCGTCTGGATATGAAAATTGCTGTCTACCAGCTTTTGCTTGAGAAATTGTAAGTATATCTTTTATCGGTTTCGGTAAGTTATTTATAGCGTATACAATTTTACGATTGAATATCTCAGTCATGTCTGCCTTCTTATGGGCTATTTGTAATGACTCGGTGTTCGGTTTAAATATGGTTCTATCTAGGTATAATATAGATATAAATGTTGTAAATCCTAATTGTCGAGATTTCAACAATATAATACGTTTATATCCTTTTTTAATATAATTATGGTAAAAATCCTCTTGTACAGAGTTCATTTGAAATCTAACTTTCTTTCCATCTTTATCTGTTATAAAATATAAATTACGCAATCTCCACTCTTGGGCTTCGTCAGAAATAAATGTTTCAAAATGGTTAGAAATTAAATAATCAACCTGTAAATCAATAGACAGGTTCTTAACTATTACACTTTGTCCATTTAAAAGAATCTCTTTATCTAGTAGGTTATTTATTAGTTCCATTTTTCTAAGTAGTTAATTGCTGATAATAGTAACTCTTTTGATTCTTTAAAATGACCTATTGCAGTATTGCAATTATGGCATAAAAGGTCTCTAACTTTACCAGTAGTATGACAATGGTCTACGCATAAAAATTTAACTGAATTTTGTTTACAAATATAACATTTATTGTCTTGTTTCTTGGACATCTCCGTATATTGTTCTTCTGTTAAGTTGTATTTTCTAAGAGTTCCTTTTCTTCTATTATCTTTTTTATATTTTTTAACTCCAATGTAAGAACACCCAGTTTTATGTTTTCTACTACCACACAAAACTTGTCTTGTATTATAAGGTTGGAACTCCTCGCCACATTTAAGGCAGTTAGCTTTTAATGGAACACGTTTAGATTTTTGGTATACTCGAGTTATTATTCTCTTTTCTTTAAATGCACACGTTCCTGTTTCTAACTGAGACCCACAATACTTCTGATTGTGCTGTGAAGCAGTAAATTCATTTCCACATGACTGACATATTTTAAGTCCATGGTTTCTTTTCATGTAGAAATGATATCACATATCTTGGAACTTGTCAAGTATATTATGAACTATAAGAAATATCGAATAGTTAGAATATATCGTGTGTGCGATAATAATAAAATGAACTATTCGGAAAATCGAATAGTTTGATATATGAACCAACTTTACATCCCTCCTAGTCCCAAGTCTGAATTTTTAAGGTTTTCTTAAGATTCAGTGAAAAGATGTATAAACACTATGACACTATACTTAGTTCTTTATTAAAATCAGTGGGTATCCCATCTTCCCAATTTTTGTCTGACTAATAAAGTTATCTTGTCAACTCCTGTCCTCTGGAGGTCGCTGGTCGTCAGTTGGTAGGACGTTGCCAGCAATTGTCAGAAGACACGAATTTAAGCCAAAGTTTTATAGTTGATTCGCTTATAGCAACTTGTATAGATGTGGTTATTATAACATAAAGAAATAGTATGTCAAGGAGTCCCTTTTTAGAATTGATGGGGGGCTATTTACTATTAATGGGTTACATGTTTATTCTCTGGAGGTAGAGGGTTCTTTTTTCTTGTTACATACCCCACCCCATTAGAAAGGGTACACACCCCCCTCGACCTCTAACAATAAACAATCAATCAACCATTGACAATCCACCACTAGTGTGTTGTTATGCACACTATAGGTTAATGTCGCATAAACCAGTTATACGACGTACATTTTACAATGTGCGACGTTAAAAAAACTGCCATTTAAGACAGTTGTTTTGTTGTATACACTACTATACTACCTCTATGTTTGATTACGCTTGACTATTGCCTTGTTTCTCGCTCCAGATAGTACGTTTAACACCGTCTTTGTCCACTTCTTCTTGTTTCATTGTTATCTTTGGGGTGAGTTTAGTGTGACTATCAGTCAATCTTTGGAGTATTTTGCTCACTGTATCAAGGTCTAATTGGTCTAATTCACCACTTGCAACACGTTCTTGCATGTTGTTGTTCACTAACTGCATAGTTATTGCATTATCGTTTAATATCTCGTTAATTACTACCTTATATGTTGCTGTGTGTTCAACCAATGATGGTGTTTTTGCTGTTTGCATACTGTATCCTGCTTTGATTAGTGCTGTGTACTTGCTATCACCTTTAAGACGATAAACCACATATCTGACAATCTTTTTCCTCGCCCGATATCTTTTCCACTGCATATTTCCTATACTATACCACTAACAATCAAATCTGTCAAGTGGTCTTAGTTAAAACAAAACCACGTTTTGACGTGGCTTGTAGTAAACTTAGCAACCATGTGAACACCCTGATAGATAACTATGGTTTTTATAATGCTCTAGTGTTGCTATTGCTTCTTTGTACGTTTTTGGCTCTTCTTTGGCTTGACAGAAGCTATCACACTGTACAAAACCATGTAATAAATCTAAGCTTTGTTTTTCATATTTTCCTAATTCGTCTATACTTTTATATCCGTATTTAGTTAAATAGTCTTTTGTTATTTTATCCATAATTAAAATTAAATTAGTTTATATAAATCGTAGTTCTATCATACACCAGTATATCCCGTATAACACTAGTAGTAATAAAAAGTCTATCATAGATTTATATTAAAAATCTGCTATGATTATACCTGACTTATTAACCATTCCATGAGTATCTACGTCATATACCTCTTCATTGTACTCTATAACCATTGTACGGTATTGTAACCATTCTAAGTCTGTACACCCTGGATATACTTCTTGTATTTCTTCTATGTCTGCATACTCTGTATATTCACAACATAATGCAACTGTATCTAGCTCGATGTTCTCGCCTATGTCATCACTTAGTTGCTCTATATAGTCAAACAATGCTCTTTTACCCTCATAGGTAAAGTTATTGGTATATGTATCACTGAAAGAATCCACGAAGTCTGAGAAATTTACTTGTTTTATTATCATGTTAGTTGTTTAATATATACTTTTTAATAACTGCTTTTTGTCTATCTGTAAACGGTTTTACTCTATCGCTTGAAAAGTTGCCGAACATATCAAGTTTAAAGATGATGTTAGTTTTTGTTTTTGTTGTAACAAAATACAAATGATTGCTTTTTGATAGTTTAAACATTATTTATTGATTAGATTATTAATAGCTGTATCATTGTGTGATAGTAGTAACATAAACGCTCCTACGACCAACGCTAAGACTATATAGTATGTATACTTGGTATACTTGTATTGATTATCGTTTCTCATGCGTCTTAGAGTCATTTCTGCGATTATTTGGTTATGTATTGATTGTATTTTGTATTGTTTCATATATATTGTGCTGGTGTTCTTACTTCAACTATTGATAATTTACCCTCTTGCTCCCACTTTCTAAATCTTTTTAGCATTGTTTCAAGTAGCTTGCTACCTGTTTTATATTGCCAAGTTATTATTTTGTCATCACCATTCAAAGGTGTGTGACAGATTGTTAGTATTTCTGTAATGTTCATATGTCCAGTGGACAGGACACAAATTATTTTTAAGTTGCTTATGTCCCCTCCACTACCTCAGGTATATCATGCTATAAATTATCTACTAGCGATTGACAGTATTTTCTTGTGGATAACAAAAGACACACATAAATTAAATGTCAAGTAACAAAAAAACACCTATATTATAAGGTGTTAATTTGTAGTACTATTGACTTATGTAAAAGATATTACTTCCCCAACTCGTCAAATAGTCCGATTAACAGCATGTTACTGCTCAATAGATTCTTTATACTATTAATGTAATCAGGTGATTTGAAACATTCAGCAATCATTAATTCTAGCTTTAGCAAAAACACCTCTGGTGATATGTTATTGTCTATCGCGTATTGCTTGCAGTTCCCTCCTGCTATCATTAATAAATACATCATCTCTTTTATTTGTTCACTAGTCAATACCACATCTTGTGGATTTGTCAAGTCTTTGATTTCCTGTGTTATCTCAGGGAATGTTTCTACTGGTTGTAGTTCGTTGTCCATATTGTAATTACTAACGCGACTATCGTCTTGTTGTTTTACCCTAATACGCCGAATCAGAATTTGGAGTTTTGAAAACTAGTTTGAGTCATTTTCAATTCCTAATTGATTTGGTTGGTATTAGGTTTGATAATTATAGCACTTGTAATACCCCCACGCAAGCGATATTAGAAATCTTTTAAATTAATGTCTAACCAACTACCTTTCTTTGGTTGCTTATCCTTCTTTGTAGCCTTACGATAGAACATCTTTGATTTAACTTCTGGTTCGTAGTCTGTCCAGTCTGCTGTAATATCTAGGTAATCCTTGATTGCTTTGAGTGAGTTTTCAATTGATTCTACTCTAGTAATCAATGCTGGAACGAAGTATTCTTGGTCGCCATTCTTGTAAACTTCATCCTTTAGGTTTTCAATGTCTGATTTAAGATTCTTTAGAAATTTTAACATATATTATTTTAAATTAATTACTAACGCATTAATGATTACATTAACTTGTTTATTAGAAAGGAACTTTACTAACGTCTTGTGGATTATCTACTGGAGCTTGAGTAGGAACTGTAGGAGCATTCATCTTAGCGATTTGTGCTTCTAGGTCTGCAATCTTTTGCTTGTCAATGTCCTCTTGCTTAGGTAGTTTCCATGACTTCCAAATCTTATTTGGGTCAAGTTTGTCTGGAGTTTCCTCTATGACAACGTCGATAGTCTGTCCTACTTGTAATGATTCTGCTGCTGAGTTAGCTTTGTAACTCCACCCCATGTACCAGTCTTCTCCACTCTTTAGCGATACCATTGTTCGTGGTAGTATTTTACCAGTTGCTACCTTAGTCTTCTTATCCTTTTCAGCATAAGTATACGGTGTTCCGTCTTTCTTGTTTGGTTTGATTGAAATTGCTTCTATTGTTAGTTTTTTTATCATGATTTTATTGCGTGATGTGCATGTGGGGAAGCCAGCTATTACATCAACCTTATGCTAGTTATGAGAGCTACTCATTTACTAGACAGGAAGCTTTTTGAATCCCCCAACTGCACACCACTGTTTGTTTATTACGGACTTACGATTACTCTGCCGTGATTTACTTTACTTCATCCAACTCCACATTAGTAAATCCATCTTTATAAAGTATCATTGCTGCTTTGAAGCAATTAAAATCTTCTTTGTAAGCTTCTGATACTTTAACCTCTAGGTCATTACCATCCTTTCCAGAACGTATAATAACCGAACCAACAATATCATTACCCCATCCTAGTTCTTCACATGCTGCTCTGTAGGCAGCAGTCTGGTAGAAGTATTCTCTACCGTAGATTCCAGAAGATGTCTTGAAGTCTGCGATGTAAGTCTTTCCATTAATCTCCATTAGTATATCAAACGTACCTGCATAAAAGTTCTTGATTGAGAACACAACCTGCTCTGCTTTAAGGAATTTACATACCTTAGGAGCTATCTCAACCACATTACGATTGTACTTAGTACGTTGGTCTGGTGGTGTTACTGATACTCTACCTTCAGCCCAGTCAATGAACGGTTGTACAATGTGTTTGGTTTCTGGATTGATTGTGAATGAACTAAGCTCTCCCATCTTCCATCTTACGTAAGCTTCTACATCAGCATGAGCTAGAGTTCCTATGTCTTTAGCTGTATCACTCTTAGAGTTATGTGCGTTAATAGCTTGTTTGAACTCTGGGAATTTTTCTGCTATAGATTTAGCTTGAGCACCTGTAAGCTTAGGATATTTCTTAAGCTCTTCACGTAGCTCTGAGTTACTCCCTTGTAAGAACGCGTCTTGTACACATAACCTTACTGCCCATGGCATTAATTCTGGTTTAGCAATCATCCCTAGGAGGGTCGTTACTCCTGTTACTTGCTTACCATCGAGTGTGTATCGTGGTCTTCCGTCTGGATTGAATACCAGGATGTGTTCTACTCCGTCTATGGTGTGTTTGTAAGTTTTTATCTCTGACATTACTTTAGATACTTAGATGTAGCATTTGAAATATCTACCAATGCTTGACCAAGTTGTTGCATTACCTTTGGTGTCATTTTTTTCATAGCTTCATGGAATACTGCTGTATTAAATGCAAGTGTACCTTCTGTTACATTTAGATAAACAGTAACTGCACTAGCTTCCTTTCCTTCTACAAATGCTTTGAACACAACTTGGTTAATAGCATCTGTAATAATAACTTCACTCTTTGGTAACTTTGTTTTTGCTTTCATTTTAAATTAATTTTAACTTACTTTGTATAATTGGTCTACCGTCTAATACCTGTTGGAGTTCTTCTACATCCATATAGGTATGTTGTTCATCTCCACAGTTATATTCACACTTTAGATGTACGAACACCTCAGGTCTTTCGAGAGTCATAGCTTCGGTATAATGGAAGTATATAGAGTCATCTTCTTTAGAGAAGTAATGTGGTACATCTAGTATGTAGTTGTGCTTACAACTTGTACTACTTTGATTCATTTTCTTTCACAATCGCATCAACTACTTCCTTCTTAAATTCTACCTTCTCCTTTTCAAACATGTAGTTAAGGAAGAGTTCCTTTCCGTCTTCTGTAAGTGTGAGTTCTTCGTTAAGAACACCAGCTTTTACAAAAGTCTTTTCTGGTTCTGAGCGAGTAAGTTTTTTAAATGTGTTAATTAAACTCATGTTAATTGTTTTTATTTTATTTGTTAATGTTTCTTCTACTAACTCTATTTCACTTTCTTCCACTAATGAATCTAGTGGTTCAGAATCTCCATCTTTTTTATGATTTTCAAAGTAATCCATTCTTACATAAGGTCTACCCTGTTCATATTTTATAACTTTACCAAGATGTAGATAAGGAAACCACCCTTTATTAAAATAACCTTCTTCTCTTTCTTTCACTAACCATCTTACCCTATCACCTACTTTAAATTTACTCATAAATTTATTTTGTTTATTTTATTTACTCACACTATAATCATATCATATCCACAAGTTAATGCAAGCGATTTCTGTGGATAAACTATATATCCTTTGGCCTATGTCTAAAATCTTTTTTAGTTATATTTCTTTTTTTTCTACCATGAAAAGATTTTGTATAAGGTGCAGCATTACAACCTCTATGAGGTCTACAATGTGAACAATTTAAAACTTTTAAAGATAAAGGTCTCATTAAATTAAATAAATCCCTCAATCCTATCTAACTCTCCTAACTCCTCCATGTATTCCACATAACTACTTTTTTCTTCTTTTACCTCACGTATCTCTGGTAACTTTACTTTATTAAACTTAGCAGTACACACCTCACAACAGTTACCATGTATTAGCCATGTTGTGTAGTTATGATTTAACTTACCTTTACAATTGATGTCAGCTTGGAACTGACAGTATGGTTTATAGTCTCTTAGGTATGTAGAGTAACTCTCTGAACGAATAACCCTATCCTTTAGTTTACGAACTATCGTACGTTGATTAATAATAATAGGATTACTTAGAATGAAATCCTGTGTGCGTTCTAATTGTTTTAGAGTTAGTTTCTCTAAGGTATGTTGTTGTTTAATTGTTTGTATTGACATATAATGTACTTATGTACTCTTATAGTATAATCTACCATAAATTGTGGTCAATAGCAAATTAAAAATAACTGTGGACAACTCTGCACAAAACAAAAACGACCACATTTCTGTGGCAGTCTTTGCGAATTTAATTACCTTTCTTACTACAGTCATACACGATATGTAATAAGCGACTCCACAGTTTTTGAATTTGCATCACGGTGTCTCCGTTTAAGATAGTGTTGTAGGAGTTTACTCTACTATCCGAGCCTTGTAGTCAATTATGTATGTAACTACTACTACGCTTTGTTGAGGGGAACGGAATCGAACCGTTATCTTTAGGTTATGAGCCTAACGAATTACCTTTACTCTACTCCACAATTCCTTGGTCGGTTACATAAGTTTATATCTTTCTAATAATCTTGTCAAGAACATTCGTTTCTGTGGAGTATCCAACTCTTCACCTTTATAGAACTCTATGTCTTCTGCAATATCTAGTAGATAGTCAGCACCTTCTTGACGAATAAGATTAGTGGCAAACCAAGCTTCGTTACCCTTTCTGTATAAGTTACAATTTATACACTGCGGTCTAAGTAAACGTAAGTCTTTCTTCATTTGGAATGGTAGAAACTTCTCACGAAACAGGTGGCCTGTTTGCAAATTCTTACCTTCAAGGTTCTCTTCTCCACACGATATACATGTATGTATGTGTTTATTACGAACTATTCTTTTACATTCTGTCCATACTTTTCTTTCTAGGTATTTAATGGTAAGAAGTTTTGGCTTCTTAACCTTTAGTGTTTTCTTCATTACCACAGTATATCATAGATGTCAAGTGTAACAAGCAGAAACTGGGGATAAAACAAATAAGTGTAATCACTTATGCGTTAGGCAATCCACATGTGGAGGTTGACAGATTATTATTGATGGTATATAATGTAGACATGCCGTAAGGTATAACTGGTCCTTTTTGATATTCTACTACTTGCTGACCAGTGGGTGGTAGAGTATCAAAGAGAAATTCTATATATTTTACGGCTATTACAAAATAGTAAATTTAAACATGGATAAAAAACAAATTGTTTCTGAATTATTTAGAATTAACAACTTACTTGAAAATAAAGAGAGATTATTACAGTCTGCTGTGGGAGATTCTTTCTTTTTATTAGATAGGTTTGAAATAGAGCACTTAATGTTAGACATCTTGGGTATTCCAAAAGATAACACAGTTGAGATGTTTAATAAATATGGACATTCACAAGAATACTTAGATAATGAATTTTGTAGAGATGGTTTAATAGAACTTATAAGAGAAGGAGATTTAGAAGAATTATTTAACTATGCAAAACAGTATGAATAAAGACTTACTAAATAAACTTAGAGGTGATGCGATAGCGTATAGACCAAGTTTTGCGAAGGTTATTATATCTACAAAAACAGTTAAACGTATAGTTAATAAGGTTGAAAAACTTGTTGACTATGAAGAAAGATTTGGTACAGCAGGAGCTGTATATTTACAACAGTTATTATATTGGTGTGATAAAGGTACTAGAGAAGATGGTTTTATATATAAGTCAAAGGATGAGATATATGATGAGACTGGGGTTACTCCTAGAGAGCAAGACCGTATAAGATTAATTCTTGTTGGACTTGGATGTATTGTAACAGAAACTCATAGAGCGAACGGTTCTCCAACAATTCATTATAAGATTAACCTAGAAAAAGTTGCAGAATTATTCTTAACTTCTGAAGGTTATACTAGGACAAACCATAGCAACCAACGGTCAGTATCACCACTACCAACGGTATCATTGGAAACACACCAACGGTATGAAACTATAACAGAGAGTACATCAGAGATTACTACAGAGAGTAATATATTAGCAACGACTCCGTCGGTTGCTGTAAAATCTAATAAAGTAATTACATTAGTTAATGAAAGTGCTGACATCAACTCAATGGTAATATACTTCTATAAAACTCTATGTCCTGCTGTTTCGCCGATTTTTTCTCCAACGAACCGAAAGGCCTTCGATAACCTTATTACTGTTTATGGTCTAAAAGATATCCGTGATAACATAGACAAGGCCAAGAAACTAATTGGTGTAGACTACGCTCCACAGATATCTAACATCTCAGTCTTCGCTACTAAGTACGAAACTATTAAATCATTCAAACCCAAGGCACGGTTTGAGATGCAACCAATGATAAGATTATAATATGATAGAAAACGATATTTATAGAAATATTTATACACCATCACTTAATGGTAAATCTATTATTAAAAGAAATAAAAAAGATTCTGGTATGGGCACAGTTATTATCTATGGTTTTGTTTTAATTATAATTTTTCTTTTTATGATTAGTTAGTTATCCCCAATTTTGACTTTACATAAATAAAATAATATGTTAGTATTAGTACATGGTAAATAAGGTATGTTTATATTGCTTAAAAGATTTTAATGTTTATTTAACTAGAAAAGACACTGCAAAATTTTGTAGTAAAAACTGTAAAAATAAATCACAAGTAGATAAAAAAAGAGATAAATCAGTGTGTTTAAAAATAAGTATAAGTTCATTTGGAAAAATTCCATGGAATAAGGGTTTGAATAAAGATATAGACAATAGATTAATTCCAGTAGGTGAAGCTGCATCATTGTTTCATAAAAATAAAACTTTGACGATTGAACATAGACAAAAAATATGTGAGTCTCATAAAAAAAGATGGGAAGATAAAGAGCTTGTAACACCTATTAATAAACAAATAAGAAAATCAATTGAATATAAAATATGGAGAGAGTTAGTCTTTAAAAGAGATAAATATACTTGTAATAAATGTAAAACAGTTGGTGGTAATTTACACCCGCATCATATTTTAAATTTTTCTAAACATAAGAATTTAAGATTCGATGTAAATAATGGGGTAACACTTTGTATTAAATGTCATTCACTATTTCATAAATTTTATAAGCAAAATAACAATTCTCTTAGACAAATAAATAAATTTATACATGAAACAAAAATCTAAAATACTACTATATGACATAGAAACTAGTCCTATAGTAAGTTATACATGGGGACTTTTTGAACAGAACACAATAGACGTAAAAGAAGAATGGTATATGCTTTCATTCTCTTATAAGTGGCTTGGAGATAAGCAAACACATGTTGTATCTTTACCAGACTTTGAGTTATATAAAAAAGAACCTAAGAATGATTTAATGTTAATTAAAAAATTATGGGAATTATTTGACGAAGCAGAAGTAGTTATAGGACATAATTCTAATAGTTTTGACAATCGAAAGAGTAATTCAAGATTTATCACACATGGTCTTACACCACCAAGTCCTTATAAAACAATAGATACTAAATTAGTTGCTAAAAGATATTTCAAGTTTGATAGCAATAGTTTAAACAATTTAGGAAAATATCTAGGTGTTGGTAGGAAATTAGAGACTGGTGGGTTCGATTTATGGCTAGGATGTATGGCTGGAGACACTAAGTCTTGGAAGACAATGTGTAAGTATAATAAACAAGATGTTGTATTATTAGAAAAAGTATATCTTAAACTAAGAGGATGGATGGTTAATCATCATAGGACAAATGACAAACCTATAACAGAAGTGTGTCCTAATTGTGGAGGTAATAATCTACAACGTAGAGGATTTATTAAAAATCTAACGAACACCAAACAACGTCTACATTGCCAAGGTTGTGGGGCATGGAGTTCAACTAAAATATGAAAATTACACTAGAAGATTTAATGAAAGGCTATCCAAAAGATACTGTGTGGACTAGATTTACAGATATTTTTAGATACAAAATACCTGCTGTATATTCAAATTATAAATATGAGATTAGAATGATGTATCAGTTGATTACTAAAGGATACAACAACAGACAGATATATGAATTTAAATCAGAGATGGCAGAACTACATATTAAGTTATTGACTGAGTTTAATAAAACCAAATGTGGTTATCCAAGTGGATTGAATGATGTTAAGTGGACTGAAATACTTGACACTATTATAGACGGTTTCAAAGCACAGCAAGAATTAAATGACATGTGGGAGTATGACAAGAAATTAGAAGCTAAACTTCTTAAACGTTGGAATAAGGGAATGGAATTATACACTAAGTGGTACGGAAATTTATGGGATTAGATTATAAAGATCATATAATTTCAAAAGGTGGCAGAGAACTAGGATTAACATTCTATGATATTGAAAAAATACTAGGCGAAGAACAGTTTGGTATATTCTCTGATTGGATATCTGGACAAACATGTGGGTTTGTAGATTATTCGTGTACAACATCAATATGTTATTTATGGGACTATGAAAGATTTATTAGAAACTTACCAGTAATAGATTAATATGGAAAAAAAAGAATCAAACCCAAAAGACAACGTAGGAGTTCGTAAAGTTCCTTTACATGTAGTATCATCACCAGTATTAATGGAAATGGCACTAGGAATGTTTGATGGTGATAGAAAATATGGTGCACACAACTACAGAGTAGCAGGAGTTAAAGCATCTATATACTATGATGCAATGATGAGACATGCTATGGCTTGGTGGGAGGGTGAAGACATAGATAAAGACTCTGGATTAAGCCACGTAACAAAAATAATGAGTTGTATGAGTGTTCTACGAGATGCAATGATTAACGATAACTGGATAGACGACAGACCTCCAAAGGTTAAGAATCAAGACTGGATTCAGGATTATAATAAAATAGCAGGTGATATTATTGACAGATATCCAAATCCTGCTGCACCATTTACTGAGTTGACAATTAATAAATAAGTGTTATAATATCAAAATGTATACACATCAATCTTACGGAACAGGTGCTGTAGTTTCTCCTTTAGACAAAAGAGACTATAAGTGGAGTAAAATAGGCAAATCATCTATTCCTTTTAATTGGTCGCTAGGCTATGAAGTTTCTGTACCTTTCTCACTAAAAGACCAGAATGGTTCTGGTTCTTGTGGCGGTCAAGCTATGGCTTACTACGGAGAAGTTCTTGAAGCTATCACAACTAAATCTACAGAAGAAAGAAGTGCTAAGTTTATATATGCTCAAACAGGATTAGGTGATGGTGGTTCATACCTTCGTGATAACTGTGATATTGCTATCAAGCAAGGTTGGGCCACTGAATCAATACTTACCTCATATGAAGACGGAAACCCTCCTAGTGAAACGTTCATGAGAAGAAAAGAAGACATCACTGACGAGGTAAAATTAAACGCTTCAAAGTCGAAAGCCTTGTCCTACGCTGTTGTAAATAACAAGAATATTGATATGGTTGCACAAGCTATTGCAAATAACCATGGGGCAGTAATTCTTGTTCGTGGTGAAAATAATGGTACATGGTTGTCAAAGTTCCCAAAAGTAACAACTAGTAAAGGTGAGTGGGGACACTTCCTTTATTGTTGTGGAGCTAAACTTATTGATGGAGTTAAGTACATTAAAGTAAAAAACTCATGGGGCAACATTGGAGATAATGGATTCCAATGGATTAGTGAAGATTTCTTTACGAATGGATATATCTATGAATGTAGGACACTTATATTCAATGATAAACCAGCAAAGTTTGCATTTAACAAGGATTTATATTTAGGAATGAGAAATGGAGATGTTCTACAGCTTCAACATCGGCTAGTAGACGAAGGATATGCAACATTTGAACCAACTGGATTCTTTGGTTCATCAACATTAAAATCAGTTATAAATTATCAAAAAGCACATAATCTATCTCCTGCTGTAGGTTATTGTGGTAAATTAACAAGAGCAGAATTAAACAAATGAAAAATCTTATAAATAACAACACAGACCTTATAGTAATACTTCTAGCTTTAGCTTCTATTGGTTTAACATTCATGGGGATTATGGATGTAAAAGACTTTGTGACTATGGTTTTAATGGCTTTTGGGTATAAGTTCGCAAAAGGTCAGAAGGTAGAAACTCCAGTATTAGGGTAATACACTGTTTTAGATTGACAATAATCTTCCAAAGAGTATACTTATAGTAGTTCTTTAAAGGAGGATATATGTTCAAGACATTTACATGCGGAGTACCAGAGTGCGGTAGGATGTTCACATTTCCGACTGCTTACAAAGTACCAATGGTGAATGGTAAACCAGCTCATCCTAGCTGTTTTGCTAAGCATAAAGCACACAAGAGAATGGTTGCTCAACGTATCGAGTATCTTATATCACTTCAACCCACTACAGAGGAGGAATCACTTATGGTACAGAAAGAGTTATCACAACTTACGAAAGCGAGGTGAATCCAATCTGAGAGGTGGCTACTCATCCACCAGCCCACTACATGTGGGCTTTCTTATCGGAGGTTATATGTTCATTTGCAAACACTGTAATAAATATGTTGATGGTCATAGTTTGACTATCTATCAAAAAATGTCTTTCCATACTAAGTGTTTTATAGAATGGATTAAGAACAAATAAATCCCTCGTTACTGGGGGATTTTTTACATCAGTAGTTATCCACACATCTTACTTGCACGATTATTTAGGTGTGATATAGTTAAGGAGTTAGATTAAAACAAACTAAAAATTAATTATGTACAAACTTCAAATAACAATTTTAAATAACAACGGTGATGAATTAATTAGTCAGCAGACTTATGGTTACGAATCACTTGATGTTATGGGAATAGATGATAAGATTATCTACAATGTAGTAGAGTCAGCAAAAACAAACGAGTATGCAGACTATGGTGGAAGTTCAAAGATTGACTTGGTTAACAGTGATGAGGTATTTAAGGATGATACTTTTACAAATCTTAATTAGGTGGAAGTACAATAAATAAAATGAAAACAATAATAATTTCATGGTTTATGTTTCAATTAATAATTATTGGAATTACAGGTGCAAATATTGAGAACCAGGTAGCTTTAAAAACATATAAATGTCCAAACAACGAAACTGTTCCAGTTATGTTTGGTGCTTTGTTTCCATTAGCAGTTTTTGTTCCAGAAAATTCTTCAGTAGCTAGATATTGTAATAAATAACATGCCATACACCCAAGAAGAATTAGAACTACTAGAATTTTATTTACAACAACCAAAGTGTACACTTAGTCAGTTAAGCTACTGTAGCCCAATAGAGATATTCCCATTATTCTTTTTTGGAACAGTATCTATCGCAATTCTTGCATTTTCTATTTTAGCTTTTATAAAAATATTAAGAAGTAAAAACCATGCCACTAACTCCACAACAACAACTCTGTGAACGTTTGTACGAGATACTTCCGAAGAAGAAGGAACTAGTGTTTGGGTGTGAGATAGTAATTGATGATATGTTTTTTTATGTAACTGATATAACAAAAAAAGTTGAGTATAAAGACGGATTTTTTGAAAGAATTAATTTACGTTCTAAGTATGGAGAAGTATCTACTTCTATAAAAAATACTCCTGAAGGATTAGCTTTTTGTGAAATCATCGGCTCACCACTTACTGCATTGGACGTTCTTACAGCATTACATTATAGAGAACATACACCATATTTTTCTATTCAACAAGCTGGAGGATTAATCAGAACATCTATTGACGAGACATGGGGACACACAGGCATTTCTTTAGACCTCTCCAAAACAGTCGATAAGTGGGAAGACGAAACATGTTTATTCTTAATAGATATTTTAAAGTAATATGAGTAAAGACGGATATTATGGAGATTTTGGTTCATTCGTTGAAGAACAAGAAGCCTATCGCCAACACATGGAAAAATTACAAGAACCAAATGTTGTTCCTTGTTTCAAATGTGGGAATCAGATGTATGAAGAAAATAATGACCCAAGACAAAACATCTGTGAGGAATGTAAAAAATTATTAAAATAACTAACCATATATGCCAAAAACCCTAAGTCAACTCGTTAAGGAAAGTGTAGATAAGTTTATTGAAGAAAACCCAGAATGGAGTGCTGAGATGGGCAATGCAGTAGCACATAATCAAAAAATAAGAAAAGCAAAATCATTCTTAATCTCCTCCCACATCTCCCTCATAGAGAACGAAATTTTAAGAGAAGAGAACTTATTAGTAAGAAATTCAGAAAAAGTATGGACTATTGAAGAAAGTGTACGACACCAAGTTATTGAAGAACGTATCACCTATCTCAAAGGAGAATTAGAAATAATTAAAACACTTGTATGAAAGAAATATGCTTATGGTCACTTGCGTTTATATGGATTCCGTTCTTATTGTGCTGGTTTATAACTATTGACGATAGAAGACATCTAAAAGAAACTCATTTTATAGAATTATGTTGTGTTCTTTTTGTACTATCGTCTCCATTTATAATGACTTTAATAATAACTAAATAAACTATGAACAAACTATTAAGAAAATTTACACACAATATACTACGTTGGGGATATCCAACAAAAGAATTTAAAGTCGGATTTAATAACGTATCTTTATGCGAAGAATGTAATGAAGAACTTGCACAAGACAGTACAGGAGCATGGTTTCATCTAAGTGATTATTAAACTTAACTAAATAAACCATGAACAAAGAAAATACTTTAGATGAGTTGTTTGAGGAATACTCAATACAAAGAGAAACATATTTAGCGTGTAATTGTCGTAGTGGCTCATGTGGGGTATGTCTTCATATTGAAAATAGAATGAAAGAACTCAAATCTAAAATCATCAAACAAATTCAAGCAGAGACGATAAACGACATTGTTGAAATAGCACACAGAGATGGAAAAGAGTTTTATTTTGGTTGTGGTGCAGACATAAGTGTTAATTTAACAAAGTTTATGATGTCAATTTTAGCCTATAAGAAGGAGAAAGGAATCTCGTTAGAAATTACTAAAGAATAATAAAATATATGAAAGAACAATATAAAGCAAAATTAATCATAAAAGGTTTACCAAAAATGACAGAGGAAGAACTAAGGGATTTAATAATCTGGCTTGAAGTTAAGGTTGGAGAAATGAGAACAACTTATAGTAAACCATTACCTTCAAAAGATTACTCACAAATTTATACATCAACATTATATAAATAATATGGAAACACAAACAGCTCAAATTGGAGAACACGATTGTAAAAATTACTCAGTATTTAATAATACAAGTGATTACATAAAAAATGAATGTTTCAAATGTAACAAGATACTAAAATTTCAATGGAAATCAATCTTTAAAAGAATTAAAAGTATTTTTATTTACTAAAATGTCCCTCCAAATAGTAAACGACAAGCAAGTATTAACCATAGAAGTAGAGTTTGACTGTAAGATGTCTCCTAATCTAGAATCACACCTTAAACATCTACTCAAGGATTATTTAACAGAACATGGAATTACCCCTAATAAGGTAACACATGGATTAACATTTAAAGTATGAAAGAACTAACACTAAACTTAAAAAGTATTGAGGATAAGGTATCTATATCAGATGGATACCACACATTTGACGAGCTTTATGACCATAGAACTACGTTATATATAGCATTATGTAAAGCACTAACAAAAATAATGACTGATGAATTTTATGTTTGGAGAAGTAAAAAGCATAGTGATGGAAGTAATTACGAAGGTTGGTTTATATTAGGGGTAGGAAAAGAACTTGAGGAACAGATAACTTACCACATATCAGCAGAAAGATGGACTGAAACAAGTTTTGCAGATACTCTAATGATTGCACCAACTTTTGATGGACATACTTCGCAAGATGTACTAGAAAGAATTAAAAACTTATTGTATTAACTCATCACAATAATATGGAAAATATTAAATTCACAATAAATGATAATACCGAAGTAACTATAGAAGTTACCCAAGAAAAACTAAAAACAACACTAGAAAAAATAATTGAATTTGCAAAGAAGACAAATCAAGTTAGTGGAGAAGGAATAGCTCAAGACGATGACTGTAATATTTATGCTAGTAATCTTTTAGGAGAAATTTGGGATGATATTTTAAAACCAGAGGTTAATTATGAAGACTAACATGTACCCAGACACCTACTACCAAGTACCTCAAATGAAGTCAGAAGAAGAAATTACAATACCTAATAAAAAATCAATGAAAAATACAATACTCCACGGAGACTGTTTAGAACTAATGAAAGATATACCAGATAAGAGTATCGACCTTGTTTTAACAGACCCACCATACAACATATCTAGAGATAATAATTTTAAAACAATGGGTAGAGCTGGTATTGATTTTGGGGAATGGGACAAGGAAGCAGATATTTTTTCCTATATAGAAGATTCTTTTAGGGTATTAAAAGAAGGTGGAGGATTTGTTGTATTCAATGGTTGGAAAAACTTAGGATATATAGTAAAAGAAGCTGAAAGAGTTGGGTTTGAAACAAAGGATATGTTAAGGTTAGAAAAAACAAATCCAATGCCTAGAAATAGAGACAGGAGATATATTACCGATTACGAGTGTGCAATATGGTTTGTGAAACCAAGAGCAAAATGGACATTTAACAGGCAAGACCCAAACTATCAAAGACCAAAGTTTGTTCACTCTATTCAATCTGGTTTACATCCCACACAAAAGAATATAAAACTAATGGAGGAATTAGTTAAAATCCACTCAAACGAGGGAGATACTATCCTCGACCCATTTGCAGGTAGTGGAACTACGGGAGTAGCTTGTAAGAACACAGGTCGCAACTACATCCTCATGGAAAAAGAGCAGGAGTATATTGATATTATAAATAAGAGATTATATGAAAAATAATAACAATAATGAAGCACAGTCCATAACAATAAAAGTCTCCTTCCTTACAGAGATGAATCCAGGAAATCACGGACACTTAAAACAGCTAGTGGAGGATGCTTTGAAATATCAAGGGATAAAGGTTGGAGAGGTGTGTCAGGGGTTAATTTATGAAATAGTATGAAAAAATTAGGACATACATCAGCACCACAGGGTAAGAGAGTATTAATATTCTTCCATAACGGAGATAAATTAATTGGTAAGTTTCTTGGTAAAAAAGGAAACTCAACAATATTAACAAGTGTAGGAATATTCACTACAAAACAAGTTTATAAAATATCAATATTAAGATAATGGCTAAAATTTTATTAAACAACTTTGAAGAACTACTAGTAACAGAGCAACGTGCAAACGACTTGCATTTACTAGTAGAAGAGAAGAAAGAGAACTATAAACAAGGAGGTCTTCCATTGTCTGCATATCCTATCACAATAGAGTCTACGGACCAGATGTGGTGTGGTAGTTTAGCTGATATAAAGACCATAACAATGAACATAGATACTGTGGGTAGAACACCAAAGTATAAGTTTCAATCTCATGAAGACCTAGTTAGATTCCATAATGATTATGGTTATGGAGGGTTAAAACCAGAGTTTCGAGCAGGATATGGATTAGTAGATGTACAGACATTGTTCTTGATTAAAACCCTACAGGCTGATATAATCAATGGACAGTTAGTAATGCTTAGTGTAGATAAGGATTACAAAGAGAAGTTTGGGGACTTGTGGTCGATTTATAAACAATCATTAGATGAATTTGATGAATTAAACTTATGCTAGAAAACGAAAACTATCTACTAGGATGCTTACTCCTACAAGAACAAGAGAATGACTTAGTTGCAGATGATTTTGATGACTACAAGAATCGTCTGGTGTTCAACTCAATCAAGGTATTAATGGACTCAGGTGAGCCTGTTGACATAATGACTATTACTTCCCAGTTACGTAAGACTGATGAGTTATCAGAGGTTGGGGAAGAGAAGTTATCTGATTTAATTTCTGTGGTTACGTCTGTATCTAATTATGACTTCTACTATAAGCGTGTAAAGGAACAATCAAGACTCCGTAAACTAACTGACATAGCTAACCTTGCGTTAATACAGATTAATGGAGGGTTAGATTCTGTCAAGCTAATATCTCAATTAGAAGATAAACTAGCTAGTCTACAATCTACAGAGAAATCTAAAGGTGATGTAGATACTAAGTCAGAGATTGAAGAAATCCTAGCTAACGTTAAATACCTCAAAGCTAATCCACAAGACACTACAGGAATACCTACTGGATGGGATAATCTTAACCGTAAGACCTCAGGATTACATGAAACTGACCTTATAATCCTCGCTGCACGTCCTGCAATAGGTAAGTCTAGCTTTGCTCTACAATTAGCACGAAACGTTGCTGTGGAGGCAAAAATCCCCACATTGTTCTTTTCACTAGAAATGGGTGCTGAACAACTCATACAGAGATTGATTTCCTGTGAGTCAAAAGTCGAATTAAACAAGCTTAAATCAGGTAAGGTTTCTGACATGGAATTACAGGCTTTAGAGCTAGGAGGAGAGATAATTCGTACTGCTCCATTGTTCTTCAATGATAAAGCTGGCATACAACTAAAGGATATTAGAGTAGCTATTAAGTCTCATAACGCTAGACATACAGAAAAGCTAGGATTCATTATTGTAGACTACCTACAGCTTATGGCCACAGGTAAGAACACCTCAAATATGGTGTCAGAGGTTACTGAAATCTCAAGGGGGTTAAAGATGATAGCCAAGGACTTTAATATACCAGTGTTGGCTCTAAGTCAGTTATCACGTAATGTAGAGTCCAGAGGTGGTAAGCCTAGGTTGTCGGACCTACGAGATTCAGGCAGTATTGAACAAGATGCAGACATAGTTATGTTCTTAAATTCCGAAGCAAAAGAACCTGATTCTTACGGAGGAAAAGATGTACAACTCATTATAGCTAAACACCGTAACGGAGCATGTGGTGAGTTAGACTTTAACTTTAATGCTGCTAAAATGAACTTTATTGAAGTAGATAATATAAACAAATGGTAAAAAAATATCCAAGACACGACCACTATAAATGTTTGATGTGTGAATCAAAAGTAAAAATATATTCATTAGCAGGATATAGATACTGCTATTGGCATTATTTTAAAGAGTACATTATAAATAAAAATAACTGGAAACATGTTTGGTATAAAATAACATGGGAGTTATATAGAAAATATAAATAATATGAAATATCCTGACAATTGGGTAAAATTACAGTTTAACATTATAGACCACGACGGGAAACAAAAGGTCTATAAAAACGCCTGTAATCAAAGATTCTTTAAACAAATATACCCTGAAATTAAGAACTTATACACATTATGGTAAAATTTAACATCAAAACTAGCTATTACAACCCAATTTTAAAGGTTTTTGAGGACGAGAAATCCACACCTTATTTGTCTAAGACCTTTACAAACTGGTCAGAATACGCTAAACTTAAGTAATCCCAACAGTAGGCTAGCCAGCGACTCTTGGGTAATTATGTTAAAATACATCTTTACAGTAGCATTGTGCACAATGCTGACTGCCTCAATAGCAAATGCAGTAACTATTGAACCCTTAACTGTAACAACCATAGAGGTTAAAGAGCTTACTATTGACCAAAAAATCACTAAGTATGCAAACCAATATGGTGTTAATCCCCAGTCAATTACAAAAACAATAGAGTGTGAGTCTAGATTTAAAGAAACAGCATATAATGCTTCTGACCCTTACGGTGGAGCATTTGGGGTAGCTCAATTTCTTAAACCTACCTTCTATTATTACGCAAAGATTGTTAGGATTGAAAATCCTGATATATGGAATACAGACCAACAATTAGAAATAATGAGTTATATGTTTTCCATAGGTCAAGCAAAACAGTGGACTTGTGCGAGAAACCTAAAACTAGTATAAGTACACAAAAACAATCCCCACATTTCGTGGGGTTTTGTTTTTCCTATATTACTTAACCATCTTACCTGTACCTTTGAAGTCTGTAGTTCTTCCTTCTTGAGAAGCTTTGAATCGTGCTAGTTGTCTAGCTACTGCTTTAACACCTTCTGACATACTAGGATAAAATATCATAGCACCAGTGTCGGTGTTACCAATGTTACCAGGATTGTTACTCTTAGAGCCTTTACCTGTAGTACCAAACATACTGTCATTCTGCATTAATGCAATCATTAGTTTCATTGATACTCCATACTCTTTAGCAGCTTTGTATATCATATCACCTGTAACTTTAATCTTGTGTCCGTACTTGTCTTTAAGGTTGTTGATGTAAGACTGAGCTTCAGTAGATGTTGCTACTTCAGGTAGTGTATCGTATATACTACGAACCTTAACTTCATGTTGTGGGTCTGTAGCATACTTAGAGATGTCAATACCATCTATGATTCCTTTCTTATATTCTTCTACGGCTTGTTCATTTACCACAGGTTTCATAAATGGTTCTTCTGGTGTAGTTGGTTCTGCTGTATATTGACCTTGGTCTTTCCATTTATTGTAAGCACCAATACCTGTTGCTCCTACTACTCCTAATGCAGCTAGGTTCTCTGGAGTTGACATGCCACGTATTGTAGGTAGTTTGTTGTCTGGGATATATGGTTCATATTCTGGTCCACTCATTTTTGAATATGTTTTTGGAGCTCCTTGTGCTGCTGGTAGTCCTTGGTCTGCTAGATATTTAGATTTTGTTTGCTCACCAACATCAATAGAAGGTAGTCTATTTTCTGGAACATAATAGTTAGATGATGGACCATTTCTCTTAGAGTATACTTTAGGTGAGCCTTCAGCAACAGGTAGATTACTTGGTTGTTGGTACTTAGATACTGGCTTGTTACCCATCTGAATATCCTCTCCTAGGTTATAAGTATCAGGTTCTGGAACATTAGGTAATCCACGTTTAGCAATT